AGCGTCTAAAGGCTAAATTCCTTGACGATGAGATGATGCAGCTAAAGAATAATAATATATTTTTGGAAATGACCATGAAGATGCAGCATCAATACTGCATCACTCCGGAGAAGTTCGATTTGGTGGACGAGTGGTTAAAGAGTCATCCTGAGGATAAGGTTATAATCTACTGCAAGTACATTGCTAGTCGAGAGGAATGCGCCAAACGATACCCCGATGCTGTTGTACTTAATTATAAGTCGGGTAGTCACGGATACAATTTGCAAGATAGACCGTTCACTATCTTCTTTGACGGCACATTCGATTGGGGTGATGTTATACAAGCTCAACACCGCAATTATAGGGTAGGTCAAGAGCATGACTGCAAGTACCTTTCTCTGGAAGGGGATGTCAATTTAGAGGAGTTAATCAGTAGGAATAACAAGAAAAAGGAAGGAATGGCAAAATACTTTAAAATTAGAGCAAATGGCTAAGAAATATTTATCTAAAAATGTTTTGGACGCTGCACGGGAGCGTATTGCGTATGTGTTCGATGAGTTCGAGCGGATATATGTGTCGTTCAGCGGCGGTAAGGATAGCGGTGTGATGCTGAACTTAGCATTGGAGGAAGCTGCAAAAAGAAACCGTAAAATAGGCGTTTTGGTTGTCGATTTGGAGGCTCAATACACCCATACTGTTGAATATATTGAAAGAGCTCTAATGCACCCGAATATTGACCCGTATTGGGTGTGCCTTCCGTTGCATCTTCGGAATGCAGTGAGCCAATTTCAGCCGCATTGGTTATGCTGGGACCCTGATAAATGTGATGCTTGGGTGCGTGATTTTCCTAAAAATTGCATCAACGACGAGACATTCTTTCCTTTCTTCCGTAGAGGTATGGAGTTCGAAGAGTTCGTTCCTGCATTCGGGGAATGGTACGCCGGAGGCGAAAAGACAGCGTGTCTTGTAGGTATTCGGTCCGATGAGTCACTTAACCGATTCCGCACTATTGCCAGCATCTCAAAAACATCATACAATGGGAAACAATGGACGACTAAGGTATCGGATAGCGTGTATAACGTGTACCCGATATACGACTGGCGGACTGAGGATTTATGGATTGCCAATGGTATTCATAAATGGGACTATAACCGTATATACGACCTCATGTATATGGCAGGTCTTACGATACACCAAATGAGGCTTTGTCAGCCATACGGAGATGACCAGCGAAAAGGATTATACCTGTTCAAAATATTAGAGCCTGACACGTGGGCGCGAGTAGTTAACCGTGTTGAGGGGGCAAACTTCGGAAATAGATACAGCGAAAACGACCAGACCACTCTTGGTAATTTCAAAGTAAACCTGCCAAGCGGGCACACCTACGAGAGTTATGCTAAGTTTCTGCTGAATACCATGCCTCCATACCTGCGTGACCATTACCAGTCCAAGATTGATAAGTTCTTGGCTTGGTGGGAAAAGGAAGGGGTTAAGGTTATACCCGACTACGACGACCCCAAAAAAGAAGCGGCTCGGAAAGTGCCTAGTTGGAGGAGGATATGCAAGGTATTACTTAAGAATGATTACTGGTGTAAAGGCCTGTCGTTCAGTCAGACCAAAAGAGAAATGGAGCGTCAATACGAATTGATTACAAAATATTCAGAAATGCTATGATAAAACTACCTAAAGAAGCAACTATAGAAGAAAAGGTTGCTATATACAACGAGATAAGTCAACAGCTTTATGACTGGTTGGGAATTAATCATCCTGTGTTGAATGTTCAGTTAGTAAAAGCTGAAGAGATACAAGGAAATGACTACAACCCTAACAAAGTAGCCCCGCCTGAAATGGAGCTATTAAAGCTATCTATTAAAAAAGACGGAGTTACAATGCCGGTAGTTGTTGCCAATCAAGATAATAAAAAGAAACCATTTGTTGTGGTAGACGGGTTTCACCGTACAACTGTAGTACAAACAGATAAAGAGATTAATGAAAGCCTTCACGGTTACGTGCCGACAACCAAACTAAACAAGTCATTGGAAGACCGGATAACCGCAACCGTTCGGCACAATATGGCGAGAGGCACACACCAGGTCGAGCTATCTGCAAAACTAGTGACAATGCTAAAGAAGCATAATTGGACAAACGCACGGATTGGCAAGGAACTTGGAATGGATGCCGATGAGGTGCTACGATTAAAACAAATCACAGGACTAGCAGAAGCTTTCGCCGACAGGGAATTCTCCAATTCGTGGGAAGTAGATATTTAAAATCTGGTAAAATATTTGTATATTCAAAATAATAGAACTACATTTGCTTAGTTCATATCTATTATTTTTGGTTATTTTAAGCCTGGATGATACCCAAATCATTCGGGCTTTATTTTTTTTGTGTATATTTGAAAAAACGTTTTGAGATATGCAAATTTCAGCACTCTTTAGATTGATGGGAGGCGATGGCACGGAGCTTTACAGTGAAGTGCGCCAGCTGTCTAAGTCGCAGCAAATAAGCCGCGGGCTCAAGCAATACAATCCCAAGCTACATTCAATACTAGATAAAAGTAAGCGACCCGATAAAATCGTGTTTAAACCTAACGGGCAGAAAAATCCTGTAACGGGTGAAGACATATTGGTCGAAGACACTGAGCCTGTATCCCGTATACCTGTAGCTTTCCAGAATTATATAATCAAGCAAAAAGCCACTTTCGCAGCTGGAAATGGCGTGCACCTAAAACCAAGCAAGGAAGGGTCTAAGCTGTTTGACTATATCTCTACAAACTGGTACGACAATAAAACAGACTACCATATATACGACATCTTCCGTCAGGTAATGGCGTACACAGAAGCTGCGGTGATATTCTACGGAGAGCGTGGCGCTGAACGATTTGAAGACTTTCGATATAAGTTTAAGGTTGTTTCTCCTGAAAAAGGTGACACATTGGAGCCGATATTCGACGATGATACAGACGATATGATTGCGTTTGGTCGAGAGTATACATTGACTATCGACGGAAAGGATGTCGCTCGTTATGATTTGTATGTAACCAATGAGCAAGGGTTTGTCGAGATTAGGCGATACGAGAATGGCGCACCTTTATTATCGTTCAGCGATGAGCATGGAGAGCCTACATATATATTCCGTACGCCTTACACGAAATTACCTGTCGTATATTGGTCGCAGGACGCACCGGAGTGTGATATTACCTCGGAAATGGTTGAGGAATTCGAGATAGCCCTGTCTGATTTCGTTACAACCCAATATTATTCAGCAGACCCGATACTTTTCGGTAAAGGTAGCGTCTTGAATTTGCCTGCAAAAGGCAGTCCTGGAAAATTTATTGAAGGTAGCGCGGATTCGGAATTAAAGTTTGTCACCCCTGACAACGCAACTGAAAGCAGGGAGCTACAATTTAGGATGCTTCGTGACTTTATCTTCGGTCTTAATAGGGCTGTATATCTTGACATTGAGACTATGAAGGCTTTAGGTGATGTGTCTGGAGTTGCTCTTAAATATTATCTTGTAGATGCATACATGGAAGCGACAAGCAAGCAAAAGGGTTATCTTGGCATGGGTGTTCAGCGTATGGTCAACTGGATGCTACACGAGTGGAAAGAGCTAACAGGGTTAGACAAGGATTTGCGTATATATGCGGAATTCTCGCAGTACGAGATTGACGATGCGAAGAGCAAGATTGAGTTGGCGATGAAGGCGAACGGCGGGCTCCCTGTCATGACTCATGCATCAAGTATTACATACGCTGGACTAGAAGAAGATAGCGTGTTAGCATTAGAAACAATTAATAAACAAGGAAAGGGGGATTAATTCCCCCTTTTACATTTTTTCATATCTTTTAATCATTTCCTCAAGGTCTTTGTTTTCCTCCTGGAGTATCTTCTCGATTATTGGGTCTGTTTTCCCTGTTTTAAATAGCTCCGATATGTAGTTCATGTTGTCCCTTTTCAGGAATTCTATTTGTCTTTCAATCTTTTTTCCCAGTTCCGCCCTTTCCTCTATCCTTTTTAGGCGACTTTTATGCTCCCTGTATGCGGAGTATGCGATTAGGGATAGGGCTATTGCTATTACGACAATTTCCATGTATAGATAATTTCTTTTCCTCTTGCCATGTGTATGGCGTGTAGTTTCTCATTATCTCGAACCTTTTCAACCCTTGACATTGCATCGCCTATATTGCTATATGTCGTTACGATGTGCGGTGCATCGATATACACCTCTGTGACTTCTATTGGCTTTTTATCTTCTGGCGTAAGGTCTTTTATAAGGCTATCGATGAGTAGTCTTTTCACTTCTTTTTCACCTTTGGACTTGAACCAAGTGAAAAGCAGTATTGTCAGTAGTTTTAGTTTGTCTTTTATTTCCATGATTGTTCATCAATTAATTTCTCAATCTTTTCTTTGCTCCACGGGCTTATCATGTTTTCATCATTTGTCCCTATTAGTCCGTATGACTTGCCGTCTTCAATGTACGTAGCTATGTAGTTAATGTGGTAAAATGTAATTTCTCTAACATCGCTATCTTCGATATTTGTTTTGATGCCAAGGTCTTGAAGCGTAGCATCGTTTTCGTTAATAAAGAATATTGGCAGTGTTATTTTCATTTTTTTCACAATTTACCTCTTCTTTTTGTGGGGTTAACGAATATTCCGCTTTTATAGATTATTCCTCCGTTAATATTGACTACACAGCTTTTGCCGCAATTGATGATATATTTATTTCTATGTGGCACTATAATTTTCTCTCCCGGCATCAATACATATTCGGACACGCTGATTGTTTCTTTACCTTGATTGGTTATAACATCTACATCTTGTAGGCTGTCGTCTTTTTCGCAAGACAATGTTGCCATAGCTACTAGGGCAATCATTAGTGTTTTGATTTTATTCATATCTATTTATTTTTAATTACAATTTCAACCTGTTTTCCAAACCTCTCAAAGAAACTCTTCATAGCCGCGTGTTGTGCTGTTCCGTTAAGTATTCGGAGTGCTTGCACACGCAGTACAGCTTCTTTCTTGGTATCTCGCTCTCCATTGTCGTTAAGAATAACATACCATTTCGGCTCGCTTATTATTTCTTTGATTGCTTCGGTTGGGGTCATAAGTTATTGGTTTTAAAAAGTAGCTCTAAGCGTCAGCACACGACCTCCGTAATGGTTTTTTTACCCGAACTGCTTACGGAACAGCTCGGAACGCTTCTCGCGAGGCTCGGCAAACTACTAACAAAACTACCGCTTCTTCAATCGTGCGCCTATTCAAAGAACCAAGGAGGCTTTCTACCTCTAGCGTTGTGGACGGAGAAGGACTCGAACCTTCAACGTTAATTATTTCTGTAACTAAACTTTACTCCAATTACTTTCTTATTACTCAACAGCCCGAGTTACATCGGGTACGTCTACCCATGAGTTATTCCTACTTCACGAACTTGTCGGTTTCAGAATCTCAATTCCGCCATCCGTCCAAATTACCCCCAACACCTAGTGCCAGGGGTTGCCTATGGGTTGCGGTGCCGTTCCGCATTTATTAATAACAACTTCTCGTCAAATATACACAACATCCGTGTTACCAACCAAATTTATTTGCAACTTTTTTAAAAGTTATTTTTGTTGTAAACAATAATTAAACAAAATGGCAGATAAAGGATTGGTCTTAAAGGCAATTGAGGCTAAACTCAAGGGCAAATCATTAAGCAAAAAC